CGAGCGTTGCCTGATCGACCGTGATGAGCCCGTCAGAGCCAATGGTTGAAAGGTTGTTTGGATCGGACGAAACAGCACTGGGGCCCGGATCGCCCTTAGGGCCAACGAGCGATTCCCAGTTTTGGCCGTCCCAAACAAGAACGTCTTCAGCCATTGATCCACCTATTCCATTAATTCTCTGACGGGCTCACTGGTCTACTTAGCCGCAGTACGGAACAAGCCAATGATCTAGCGCAATGGACGCAGGCATAGAAATAATAATCCAACCGATAACACGGACTATCCACATAGCACCGGCAGCGATAGGCGTCGGCTCGGTCAACTGGACATAGACCTCGTTGTTGCGGCCATCCAACCCTGCGGGGCCAGCATCACCCTGAATGCCTTGCAGCCCCTGCTCGCCTTGGACGCCTTGGATACCCTGCTCGCCAGCCGGCCCGGCCGGCCCCTGAATACCTTGGATACCCTGCGGTCCCTGAATCGAACCACCGCTCACCCACCCTGATGTTTCGTCGTACACCCAGAACGAGTCATCGGCCTGCACGATGTAAGAATCACCTTGGGCAGCGGTGGCCGGAAGGTCGGCCTCGGTCGGCACTTCGCCCTTGAAGTTAATGCCAATACCAGCCGGTCCTTGGATACCTTGAATGCCTTGGGGCCCAGCCTCGCCCTGCGGGCCAATCGGCCCCTGCTCGCCCTGAACACCCTGAATACCTTGAATGCCCTGCTCGCCAGCCGGTCCCTGAATGCCGTCAGCACCAGCCGGTCCAGCCGGGCCGACTTCACCCTGAGGGCCGCGAATGCTGACCCATGCCGTTCCATCAAACACCAAAACGTCTTGCACATCAGCCATGATTACCGCCTCACTTTCTTGACAGAGGAATACTTTCCGGGTCGCCAGTCAGACTGACGCCCAAGTCGCTTCACAGGCAGCGATCTGCCTTGTTCGGTTCTTGCTGACGGCAGTGCCAGCCACATATCTCCCTTGACGGGCGCAATGGGTGCATCGACCTGAGGGCCATAAACCTCAATCGAATGGCCGTCCTCGCCAGCCGGTCCCTGCGGACCAGCGGGCCCGGTCCCGCCGCCGCCAGTGCCATAGGACACAGGCTGCCAGTTCTCGCCGTCCCAGAAATAAAGGATGTTGGCCATCGCTACCGCTTCTTCTTTTTCTTGCGTTGGCTTCGGGTTGTCGGAGCCTGCCTTGTCGCAGTCGGAGTCAGTTGGGCCTTCATTGCCGCCAGTTCAGTTCTCAGCGTTTGGATTTCCGCCATTGCTGCATCGAGCAATGCCTTGGGGGCAAAGTTGTTGTCAACGTAGTCCTTGCGAGTCAGGTGGCTTGCTGCCGTTGGGGCGACGGCAGTGCTTTCCACATTGCCCGTCACAGACACAACGCCCGAGATATTCGTGATGGTTGGGCCCGTGGTGCCAAAACGAATCGCCGTGCCCGATTGCTTCACATCCAACTGAACTCCAGCCGTGACGCTGGTTGTTGTGGCAAGCAACAGATTGGTTGTGCCAGACCGTACAGCCCAACCATTGCTGGAACCAAAGATGTTGTAAGTTCCAGCCCAAGTCAGCGTGTTGACATTGGTTGGGGCAACAATCGTCCCCGTCATCGTACCGCCGGTCAGCGGGAGGTAGTTCGCCGCCGAAACGGCATTGTCTACATAAAACTTGTTAGCCGCGTGGTTCCCTGAAGTCGGCCCAACTTGGAGTTGAAGTGTGCCGTCGGCTAGAAAGATGAAGGATCGACCGGCTGGGCTGTGGAAATAAAGAGCGGCATTGCCGGAGTTATGCCAGACGTACCAATCCTGCCCGTTAAAAGTGGATGGCGAGGCAGCCGCCGAGTGCCGCAGCGGCCCCGTCATTGCATCGCCCGACTTGCGAACGTAGGTCGTGCCGATTGACGAGACTTGTGAATCGACGTAGGACTTGTGCGCGGCCTGCGTAAGAGAAGTTGGATCGGCACTCGGCAGATACAGCGCGCCCGTCATGGTGCCGCCGGTCTTATTTACCTTCAGGTTGTCCTGCCCATCGACGTAGGACTTGTGGACCGCCGCCGTTGAGGATGTGGATTGAGTGGTGGGGAGATTGATCGGACCAGTCACCGTGCCACCAGTAAGCGGCAGATACTCTCCACCTGCCCCTCCGCTCACGCTGATCGTGCCGTCCGCAGTGACCGTGATGCCGCTGCCCACCTTCACGCCACCAAGAACTGAGGCAGTGGCAGCGGGCAAGGTGTAGGTACTGGTTTTGCTGTCAACGTACTGCTTGGTTGCCGCCTGAAGTGCGGAGGTCGGGTCGGCAGGAAGCACAACCGGAACCGTTGTGGTGATGGCTGTTGGGCCAAACGCAACGATGGTGGCGGCGTCTTTGCGGACAACAAGTCCAGTGGCGTTGTCGTAAAGCCCGAAGCCGTTCTTGGTGGAGATGAAATCCATCGCCGCAGGGACGTTGATCGTGCCGGTCATGGTGCCGCCAGCCAAAGGCAGATAGCCGCTGACGCTTGTGACCGAAATGGTTCCGTCAGCGGCCACCGACACGCCACTGCCGATCTTCACTCCACCAAGAACGCTGGCCGTTGCGGGCTGGAGTGCATAAGTCTTGGAGTCAACGTACTGCTTCGTCGCAGCACCGAGGGCGGCTGTTGGGTCGGCAGACAGAAGGAGTGGCTTCTTGGCTTGAAGATCAGTCTTCGTCCACAGAAACAGAGGATCGCTATTGAACGACCACTGCATCCCACCTTCGCTGCCCAGCATCGTCAAGTTGAAGTTGCCGGTTGCCGCCGTGCCAAACCGAAGCGGCTGCGTTCCCGATCCCGTCATGGAAATCATGCCAGTCATCGTTCCGCCAGCCAGCGGCAGGTAGCCAGTTCCACCAGCAACAGAGATGGTGCCGTCCGCAGCAACCGTGACACCGCTGCCGATCTTGACGCCACCCAAAACGGATGCCGTCGCTGTCGGCAATGCGTATGTCTTGGAATCCACATATTGCTTCGTGGCTGCCTGAAGAGCGGTCGTTGGGTCGGCAGGAAGGGCAATCGGCTTATAGGAGTCAATCGTGCTGACTCCGAAGTTCATCAGATTGGTCGAGCCGGATCGGACCACGAGGCCCGCCGTCGAGCCCATCATGTTGAAGTTGCTGGCCGTGTTGATGATGTTTAGGGCATTCGGGAAGTTGATGGTTCCCGACATCGTTCCGCCAGAGAGCGGAAGATAACCAGTGCCGACGCTAATGGTTCCATCTGCCGTGACGGTTATTCCGCTGCCGATCTTGACGCCACCGAGAACTGTTGCGGTTGCTGGAGTCAGCGTGTAACCGGGCGGAACGACAGGCAAGTCCTCAAGCCAGACGGTGCCGTCCTCGTTGATTGCGGAGATGTACTTGCCGGTTTGCGGGTAACTGGCAAACACGCCACCAAGAGCCATGGACTGCGGGTAGGGCAGTTTCGTGTAGACGAAACCGTCGCTGCCAATCGTGGAGATGTTGCCATCGTCAGACGAAACCACAGAGGGGCCGGGAGTTCCTGGCTCTCCCTGAATTCCTTGTGTCCCCTGAGGTCCGGGCACACCCTGCGGACCCTGCACTGGCCCTGAATCCACGAACCCCGGAAGAGTCTCGTCCCAGACATATCCGTGGGCGGGCTCTGGAGTGCTGACTACATATAGGTCGCCCTGAGATGCGGTGGGTGGAAGTTCCTCGTATGTATTGACAGTTCCCTTGAACGTGATCCCCAGGCCAGCCGGACCTTGAATACCCTGCGGACCCTGGATGCCTTCTGGCCCCTGAATGCCCTGCGGTCCTTGCTCCCCCGGTGGGCCGGGCACGCCCTGAGGACCGATGCTGCCCTGCGGGCCCTGCAATCCCTGAATGCCTTGGGGGCCCGGTTCGCCCTGAATCCCCTGCGGACCAACCTCACCCTGGATTCCTTGAGGGCCGGGCTCGCCCTGAGGCACCCGAAACGAAAGGAGGGCATTAAAGGAATTGCCTACGTTGATTACGTCGGCCTGCTCTCCCGGCGGAAGCGTGATTGTCTCGACCACATCAATCGTGGCCGCTTCGCCGGGTGGCCCGGGTGGGCCGACTGGCAATTCCCCATCAGGGGCATTCGTCCTCACCCAGAGGTCGCCAATCTGGTCAGGTGGAGGCGGTGTCGTGTCTGAGACAATATGGATGTCATCAGATGAGGTTCCAGTGGTGTTCGCCAGAATCCACTGGCCATCTGAGTAGACATAGAAGGCCGTCCCGGACTCCGTTGGCTGGAGCCACATATCGCCCTCTAAGATGCCCTCTCCGGTCGGAGGCGTGTCTTGCTGGTAGACAACCGGGCCTCGACCGGGAGGGCCGGGTGGCCCAGAGTCGCCGCCAGAAAGAAGCCACGCAAGGTTCGACCAGCGAACGGAGCCGTCTCCGATCTTGAGCATCTTGCCGGGCTCATGGGAGCCGATCACGAACCCGAACTCGCCTGAGGCAAGAATCGGGTCGTTCTTCATCCAGTTTTCAGCGGTATCCTGCCGAACCTGAATGCGCTGGTATCCGCGCTCGTCAGATGCGGCGTTTGGATACCGGGATGGAGGTGGTGGCTGGATTGGCATAGGGCAACTCCTGCCCTATTTATTCCCGGCTTTGCGCCCCTTGGCCCATCGCGGAGTGTGCTTCTCTCGCACGATTGCTGCGGCCTGCCGCTTGGTCAAAGACGGGTTTTTGGCCATCTCCTGCTTGGCGAGGCTGGCGACAATATCCTTTGCCAACCCCACTCGTCGTGATTCCCCGGCCTCTGGAGGCGTGTAGTTCACCTGCCCCGTAACCTGGAGTTTCCGCTTTTTCGCAACCCGGATCAGGTCATCCTTGCCAGAAATCCAAGCCTCGGGATCGCACCAACCCCTGCGGTCAGCCAGTCCTGAATGATAGTATTTACCACTCACATCAATGCCTGCCGCCTTGGCCTCGCGGACAATAAAGTTGGCCTGCCGCTTGGGCATGGCATTCAACCATTCTCCGCTGTTTCGGCCCTCCATGAACTTTGAGTCGGTGCCCTGGACACCAGGGGGCTGCATCAGGGCCACCATCTCAGCAAAGCGAGGGGACTGGCCATCGGCAATGCACTTGAGGTAATGCCGCTGAACTTCTGCGGACGATGCGGCAATTTCATGGGGAAGGTCGCTTTTCATGGCATCAACTCTTGAGGCACTTGTGCAGGCTCCCCGCCGCCACCATCACCGGGCGGTGGACCCCCGGAACCATCAGTAGGAGGGGCTGATGGCGGGGCGACGGGAGGTGGCGGCGGGGGCGGCGGCAACATGAAACCAGACGGGTCAATGTCGAGGCTTTCTGCCCATGCCGAAAGAAGGGCATTCATTGGCTCTGGATTGCCCGACATGGCCAAGGGTTGAAGGACTGGGCCAAGTGTCTGCAAGGCCATCTGCATTTGCTCAACGCGGCCCGCCTTGTTCGGCTTCCGTGCGCTACCAGCCTCGACGCGATAGTCATATGACCGCGACATCTCATCCAGACTGGCGTTTGCCACGCTCTGAGCCCACACCATAGCACCAAGCGGGCCCACGACCGGGGCAACCTCATCTGGGCGCAACAGCCACCGTGCTGCAAGTGCTTCCTTGCGGGCGGCCATCGAAAGAGCGTCCTCCAGGCAGTTCGCCATGTCATCCGGCCTGACCGAAATTTGTTCCGCCTTAACTTGAGCCTCTGCCGCACTTCGATACTGGGCCCTGGTAGTACCGTGCATCAACTCTGTCAGGCCCACCCGCTTGTCGAACATATCCGACACGGCCTGCACAATTTTGTAAATTTCGGGATTTACCTCAGGCATCTGGAAGATGTTGACAACATCCGACACGCTCTTGCCAAGAGTTTCGCTTAACTCAACGAGGGAGAACCCAGACTCCTCATGCGAAAGAATTTGCGATTTCAAGTGAGCAATCGGCCACGAATACCCAGGCTTTCTGTGGAAATACAAAGGAGTGAAAGGCCAAGGGAATACCGTGTCCGCATAGAACGGAATCGGCCAGCGAGTGCGGGCGAACAGGCTGTTGGGCAGGCCAGACTGATCCGGCTCCTCGACCACAACATCCTTCGGGACATTGAGCGGGAAGTCGATCCCATCCGCCACGATAATCATGCAGTTCTTTCCAAGAGCATCGAACATCTCTCGATACTCTTTGGGGCTGCCCTTCAGGTCGTGGCCGAAGCCAGTCTTGGAGTAAATCTTGTAGTAGACCAACAGATCATTGGTCTTGCCCTTCCGCTTCTTATGCTCATAGTCGCGGTCTTCAGCCTCAGTCCGGGAGACATAGGACTCTAGGTGGCCTTTCAGGTCTTCCTCGTTCAGGCCATACCGCTCGGCTACTTCCTTGACCGGATGCACACAACGACGGGCACACCAAGTAATGTCCTCCAGTTCGTCAGCATCAGGGTCAATCAGGAGGTTATCGACCGAATCGTAAAATGACCCGATCATGGCCACAGGATCACCGTCCTCGCCACCAACCTCAGTGAGTTCTGTCCACAGGCAGGACATTCCCTTGATGAGCGATTCGTCCACAAACCGGCGGCAATGCTCCTTGAGGTTCAGAGCAACCGGCGTGTAGTTCAGATACGCCTCGACCAACTTGGCTATCGTCCTGCGATGCTCCTCCAGGATGCCAACCTGTTGGCTCATCTGAATGAACTGTTGAACCATCGGGTCAGGCGGCGGCACCATCCCGGTCATCGGGTCAGGCGCAGAAGCCGCCTGAATGTCGATCCCCAAAGACTCGGGGGGGACTACCGGGAACCTGCGAGGAGTGACGGTACGGACGGGATTGCGGTGATAGATCACACTGCCGAACAACTCGACACACTCGAAAGCCTTGTTAATAACCATCCGAAATGAGGGCGGATTAACGCGACTGTAGTTCCGGCTCTCACCGTCATCCTTCCAAAACCAGTTGTCAGCCCCGTCAAAGAAATGCAAGCACTCCTTTGCGTCCATGGAGAATGGACGCTTGTGCTTCCGGGCTTGGCCAAGTTTGGACATCCAGCCCTTCGCCACAGAACGCAGAGCATCCTCCAAGTCCTTCTGGGGATGAAGGTCTTCGGGAACAGCGGCGAACTGCTCTGGATCGCCCCCGCCAAGGGGAAGGTCAGGAGGGAGGTTTTCGTCCATTTTTCAGCCGAGAAAGAAGGCTACTCTGTACCCTTTTTATTCTCGGCGGTCTGGCGTTTAGCACGGGCAATCTTCCAATCACTGACCATGGCACTCAGCACTGGCATCAATTCAGTGATTGGGTGGGCCCGCCAGCATCCCCATTGCTGCCAGTTCTGAGCCATCTCAGACTCCCGCCAGAATGGGTCATCAGCATGGCGAACTGACTTTCGGTCGTGCCAGCCAAGGCTTGCAGAAAACACCAATAGGGAAAGAGTGTTCGCTCCGGGCCGCTCCGAAACAAAGGCCAACGCAGGATTCTGCGGGGAACTTGGATTGTCATAGAACAGGCACAGGTCGCCTACGGACACTTCAGGACGCTTCCACTCGCTCATGGCTTCCTCCTTGGGGAATGGATCAGAGCGTATCCCGGCAATCTATCCGGGCAACTTATGTATGGAAAGTGTACGAGTATGACTGCGGGGCGAGAAAGACAGCCCCGGAGCGGTTATTTTCTTTGTCCCGCCTTTGCTTCCAGGCCACATACCAGGGCTGTTGGACGTTCTCCGGGGGCTTAACGTATCGAGGCTCATAGGCAAATATGTACCGCAGGCAGTCGCAGGCATGGGTGTCGCCACGCTTGTTGGGCTCATCCAACACCACAACCTGACCACCGACGTTCATTGTCTTCTTCTTGTAGCGGCGCAACTCTCTCTCCAGATTGGGGCAGGCACCCCGCAGGATTTTTAGCCATGTCGATCCATTTCCCTGGATTGACATGGCCATGCGAACCGACTGCATACCAGCCTGAATGTTGTCGCTCCCGGGCAAGAATGAGTGACCCGTCGTGGTCGATGCTATCCCGTACTTGGCAAACGCCTCTGTGTATTGCTGTTGCGGGGTCTTGCCAGTTCCCAGTTCAGTAATCCGGGCACCGTGAAT